CCGTGCTCATGATGAGGACTACTCACATATCCTTTGGCCTACAAGATGGTCTAAGGATAGTTTGATTAAAGAACGTCAACGGTATTTAGACCAAGGTATTCCTGAAGTGTATTCTCAGGAGTTCTTAAACTATCCAATTGATGAAGCTACATCTTATTTTAAACGGGAAGACTTTAACGAGATTCCAAAGTTTGAACTTGATGCCATTCATCACAATGAAAAGAAACTTGTTTATTACGCTGCAGTAGACTTTGCTATCTCCACTAAAGAACGAAGTGACTTCACAGTTATTGCAATTGCTGGGATGGATGATAGAGGGATTATGTACATTGTAGACATTCGTAAGGGCCGTTGGGATGCTTTACAGATTGTTGATGAGATGTTTGCAGTGGAAAAGAAATACTCTCCACAATTGTTCATCACTGAACGAGGTGCTATTGAAAAGGCTGTGGGGGCTATATTACGTAGTGAAATGAGTAGACGGGGTTCTTTTATGAACCTTTATCCAATGACTCCAACTAAGGACAAACAAACCCGTGCTAGGTCTTTTCAAGCTAGGTTACGTGCTGGTGGGGTTAAGTTTGATAAGGGTGCTGTATGGTACTCTGATTATGAAGATGAATTGGTTCGCTTCCCTAAAGGAAGACATGATGACCAAGTGGATGCTTCTAGCTGGTTAGGTTTGGTAATTGACCAAGTACATAATGCCAATACTCCAGAAGAAGATGAAGAAGAACTATTTTATGAAATGCAACGACACAGCAATGACGATGGTCGCTCTGCTGTTTGTGGATACTAGGGAAAACAATGGAACTAGACTTTAAAGAATCAATTGATAAACTAATCTCTTCTCCTAACATTGCTGAGATGATGGATGAAGAACAGCTTACCACTATTGGTTTGCAAGTAGTCCGTGAATATCAAATGGACCGTGAATCCCGTGAACAATGGGAAAAGAAAATGGAAGACAGCATGAAGCTGGCTCTTCAAGTAGTAGAAGCAAAATCATTCCCTTGGCAAGGTGCATCAAACGTTAAGTTCCCTCTTATCACCATTGCTGCATTACAATTCCATGCTCGTGCATACCCTGCTCTTATTCCAGGCAAAGACATTGTTAAGATGCGAGTCACTGGTGAAGACCCAGATGGTATGAAGAGTGCTCGTGCTAAACGCATTGAGAACCACATGTCTTTCCAATTGCTTGAAGAAGACGAAGCATGGGAAGACCAAATGGATAAGGTGCTTATCACTACACCTATCATTGGTTGTTCTTTTAAGAAATCTTATTTTTCTCCACGACATAAAACAAACATCTCAGAGATGGTGTTAGCTCGTGACTTAGTTGTAGACTATTGGACTAAATCTTTAGACACAGCCAATCGTATTACTCATGTTCTTTACATGACTAAGAATGACATCCATGAACGTACAGTGCGTGGCCTTTATCGTGAGATAGAACTTAATCAAGCTCAATCTAAAGACCCTAACCCTACACGAGACCAAGCTCAAGGGGTTCATCCAGCAGATAATGACCCATCTACTCCTTATGAAATCTTAGAACAACATCGTTACATTGACTTAGATGGTGATGGGTATGCCGAGCCGTACATTGTCACTGTAGACAAAGATTCTAAGAAGGTATTCCGTATTGTAGCTAACTACTTCAATAGCTCTATCGAAAAGAAAGGCAACCGAATTGTCTTTATTAAGCCTGAGCAATATTTTACTAAATACTCCTTTATTCCTTCTCCTGATGGTGGTTTTTATGACTTGGGCTTTGGAGTACTTCTTGGCCCCCTCAACGAATCAATTAATACTATTATCAATCAGCTTATTGATGCTGGTACTATGGCTGTCACTGCAGGTGGTTTCCTAGGACGTGGCCTTAAGATTCGAGGAGGCAACCAATCTTTTGCCCCATTAGAATGGAAGCATGTAGAGACCACTGGAGATGATATTCGTAAGAATGTATTTCCTCTTCCTGTACGTGAGCCTAGCCAAGTTATGTTTACTTTGCTATCTCTTCTTATTAACTACGGTGAGCGTATTGGTGCTGCCACTGACGTTATGGTTGGAGAGAATGTAGGTCAGAACACACCAGCAGAAACTAGTCGTAACATGGTTGAGCAAGGTATGAAGATATTCACAGGTATCTTTAAACGTGTTCATCGTTCTCTTAAACAAGAGTTTAAACACCTTTATCGTTTAAATCAACTTTACCTTTCACCTGAAACACAGTTTGGTGATGTTAAAGTGTTACAAGAAGACTATACAGGCAATCCTTCTGACATTACACCAGCAGCAGACCCTAACGTAGTATCTGACACACAACGTATTGCACAAGCATCTGCAGTGCTACAAGCTGCTCACGCTTCACCAGGCTTTAACTTATATGAAGCCAACAAACGTTATTTAGAAGCATTGAAGGTTGCTAACATTGAGAAAATCCTTCCAGACCCACAAGGTCAAAATGCAATTCCTCCAGCTCCAAATCCTAAAGTTCAAATTGAACAAATGAAAATGCAAGCTAAACAAATGGATATGGAAATGAAGGCTAAGATGGCTGTAATGAAGATTCAGTCAGAAGCAGATAAGAAACAAGCAGAGATTAATAAGTTACAAGCTGAAGCTATTAAGTTGTTGGCTGAAGCTCAGGGTGTTGATACAGGGCATCAAATCGCTCTTATCAATGCTCAGATTGGTGCTGAAAAAGCACATAGAGATAGCCTATTCAGAGCCGCAGAGACTATGATGAAGGCATTAGAGTTTGACCAAAAGGGAGCAATGAATGAAGACAGCAGTAACGCAGGAGCTCAAACCTAAACGATGTAGAAAAGAGTGGTATGAAAAACTTTCTCCAGAACAAAAACAAAAGGAAAAAGAAAAAGTACAAGCTTGGAGAAAAGCAAACCCTGAAAAATTTAAAACACATTCTACAAATGCCTCTTTAAAGAAAAAATATGGAATTACTTTAGAACAATATAATGAAATGTTTACTAAACAAAATGGTTGCTGTGATGTTTGTGGTAAACATGCTTTAGAAGTAAAAAATAAATTAACAAATAAATTAGCAGTAGACCATTGCCATGCTACTGGAAAAGTTAGAGCATTGTTATGTCATAAATGTAATAACATGCTTGGTTGTTGTAATGATGATGTAGATGTACTTAAAAAAGCAATTGAATACTTAGAGAGGAATAAATGATTATTACAAAAAGTGAGTACCAGGAGTGGCTTGAACACTCAGTAACTAAAGCTTTTTTTAAAGCTTTAGAAGCTAATCGAGAAGAGTTAAAAGAAAATATCGTTGTAGGTTTATATGACGAGAAGCAAGAGTTAGAAGTAAAAGGAATTTGTAAGAGTGTCATTAATATCCTTGACATGACTTACGAACAGTTAATGGAAGGATATGCAAATGCAAAATAATAGCGGCATTACTCCCGTAGGACATCGGATTTTAATTAAACCTTTGTCAATAGAGCAAACCACTGAGACAGGTATTATCATTTCAGTAGGTGAAGCAGCAGATAGGGAACGACTTGCTCAAATCAAAGGAACGGTAATTGAAGTAGGTAGCACAGCTTACTCAGACCAACCAGAACCTTGGTGTAAGGTAGGTGATGTAGTGACCTTTGGTAAATACTCAGGACTTATCTATAAAGGCAAAGACACTTTAGATGAAGAAGAGTACAGAGTAGTAAATGATTTAGATATTGTTTGTATTCATAAAGAGGGATAGAGAATGAGTGATGAAGAAGTAGTACAACAAGCCGAGCAAGATAATGGCGGTGTGGAAAAAGAAGCACGAGTATTTGGTTGGGTACCTAAAGAAGAGTTCCGAGGTTCGGATGAAGCTTGGGTAGATGCTGAAACCTTTGTAAAACGTGGTAAGGAAATTAATCCTATCCTTCGTGCTAATAATGAACGTCTCAAGAAAGAAATGGAGCTTGAACGTCAAAAACATTCTAAAGAACTAGCAGAGATTCGTGAAGCTGCAGAAGAGTTTAAAAAGTTTCAAAAAGAAGCTTATGAACGAAAGCAAGCTGAAGCAAAACTAGAATTAGAAACTTTAAAACAACAACGTAAAGAAGCTATGCGAGAAGGTGATGCAGACCGTGTAGTGGAGTTGGAAGACCGTATTGAAGAGGTCAAAGAAGAGCAATCTAAGAAACCTGTGGTAGCGGAAGCTCCACCAGTTCCTGAGACTCAAGTTGACCCTGCATTATCTGAATGGATTGAATCTAACAAGTGGTTTGGTAATGATATTGAAGCCACTGAAATTGCAAACGGTGTGGGTGCTGCAGTAAGAAAGCAATTCCCTAACTTAGTAGGTAAAGAGTTTTTAGCTAAATTAGACGAACGTTTGCAAGAACGTTTACCAGAAAAATATGAAAACCCAAATCAAGCTAGGTCAACAGTAGATAGTTCAACTTCTCGTGGTGCTCCCTCATCTAAGAAGAAAAGCTATGAGAACTTACCTGCAGATGCAAAAGCAGCTTGTGATAAGTTTGTAAAAAGTGGTTTGTTTAAAAGCAAACAAGAATATGTTGATTTATACGATTGGGAATAGGAGATAGATATGCCAGCAGCATTAACAGTTGAAGAGAAAAAAGAAAAAGCCTTACAAGTACGCAGTGCAGCAGAACGAACAGGCACAGAGAGAAAGCGTAATAGTTTTAATGGTACAGAAGGCAAGCTAACAGTAGAACACAAAATCGAAGGGTATAATTTACATATTTTAAATGACACTCCAGGCCGCATACAAGCAGCCTTAGATGGTGGTTATGAGTTTGTTAGACCAGAAGAATTATTAAGTGTTAAAGAGAATGTAACTTCTCGTAACACAGACGTTGGAGATAAGGTTAGATTCCTTGTAAACCCTTCTGCTAAAGAAGGTGAGCAATATGGCTACTTAATGAAGATTAAGCAAGAATGGTTTGACGAAGACCAAACAGCTCTACAAGAAAAAAACAATCAAATTGACGAGGCTATCCGTAGTGGTCGAAATCTTAAAGGAAGTTCTGAAGGTTTCTACACTCCTACTAATGGTATCTCTTATAAAAACTAATTCTGAAAGGATTTAATTATGGCGAACATTAATCGTCCAAAGGGCCTAAGCCCAGTTCAAAATAGTGACGGTAGTCCATGGTCACAAGGTTCTACGTTATTTTACGTAGCTAATGATTCTTCTAACTCATACGCTATTGGTGACATTGTTCAATTGGCAGCAGGTTCAGATGCTTCTGGTGTTCTAGCAGTAACTAAATGGGCAGGTACCGTTGGTGCTTCAACATTGCCAGTTGGTGTTATTGTTGGTATTCGTGTTGCTGACCCTGGTGTGTCATTGGTTGGTAACTCATTAGCTTTGGAAAAAACATACTTGCCAGTTTCTTCTGGTGCTCATTACCTATACGTTGTAACAGACCCAGGTACAGTATATGAAATCCAAGGTGACTCAACAGTTTGGGCTACTTCAAATGCTAACAACAACTGTAACGTAACTATCACTGCTAACCAAACAACTCTTGGTAACGGTGCTCCTTACTCTAACACAGTTGCTACTGCTCCAGCTACAACTAACTCATTACCATTACAAATTGCTGGCTTCATTCAACGTGCTGATAACTCAGTAGGTGCTTATGCTGCCTTGCTAGTTCGCTTTAACGTACATGCGTTCAATGGTGCTGTAACAGGCCGTACTGGCGTTTAATAGAATAATATAGGAGAAATAAAATGGCGGGTTTAATTACTACTGCAAGTCATCCAAAGGCACTCTGGCCTGGTGTTAAACAATGGTGGGGTCAAGTTTATGACGAACATCAAGTTGAATACACTGACTTGTTCGATTCAGAGACATCTAATCAAAACTATGAAGAAGATGTTCAATTAACAGGCTTCGGTCTTGTTCAACAAAAACCTGAAGGTCAAGGCGTTCAATACGACTCAGAAGTTCAAGGTTTTACTACACGTTATACACACATCGCTTACGCTTCTGGTTACATTGTAACTAAAGAAGAGTTGGATGATAACTTGTATGAGCAAGTAAGTCGTCGTCGTGCTGCTGCTTTGGCTATGTCTTTCCGTCAAACGAAAGAGAACGTAGCTGCTAACGTGTACAACCGTGCATTTAGCAATACATACGCTGGCGGTGATGCAGTTGCATTAGCTTCTACAGCTCATCCTAACACTTCAGGTGGTACATGGGCTAACCGTCCATCTATTGATGCTGACTTGTCAGAAGCAGCTTTGGAAGATGCAATTGTTGCAATTATGGGTCTTCAAAATGACCGTGGCTTGTTGATTAACATCATGCCTAAGACATTGATTATCCCACGTCAACAAGTGTTCAATGCACAACGTATCCTTCACTCTTCATACCAAACAGGTAATGCTAATAACGATATTAACGTTATCAAGTCTGGTAACTACATCCCTGGTGGCTTCAAGGTAAACCATTACCTAACAGCTCCTAACGCTTGGTTCATCCGTAACACAATCCCAGGCAAAACAGGTATGAAGTACTATGAGCGTGTTGGTATTCAATTTGACCAAGACAATGACTTTGACACAATGAATGTTAAAGCTAAAGGCTACGAGCGTTATTCATTCGGTTGTTCAGACCCACGTGCTATCTGGGGCGTGAACGGCCCGTAATAATAATGCTTGACAAAAAGCAATAATTATGTTATTATATTAGTAAGTAGGCTGAAAGATTAAAACACTTTCGTAAGTCCTACTTTCTTTTTGTTTAAGGAAAACAAAATGTCATTCGAACGTCAAAAAGAAAAGGGTAAACGCCCTGATACCACAGTCCCTAAAAAAGGATTTGGTAAGTAATAAATAACCCCGATGACGCACAGTGTGCGTTGTTAAATCAACGTCAAAGGAGTTTTAAATGTCAAACCCAACCCGTTACCCTAGTGGCTTAGCTACTTCATTTGCTTCAGAACCATTAGGTAATTACCCTCTTCCAGACCCATTCCATACAGCTAGTCAACCTATTTATGGTGTGTCTACATTTCAATCAGATTTTCAAACATGGCCTTCAGGTGATTACACAATCACTGGTACGTCTTCCGCAGTTGCGGCTGCTAACGTTGTAGGTGGTGCTATTACAATTACCCCAGGTGGTACTACAACAGCTACTGCTGTTTACAAAATTGGTAACACTGCTCAGTTTATTGCTGGTCAACGTTTATGGTATACAACTCGCTTACAAGCATCTGCTGTTGCTGGTAACGTATCTTTCTATGCAGGTTTACGTGCAGGTTCATCAGCTAATGATGGCATCTGGTTTGCTAAAGCTGCTGCATCAACTTCTGTAAACTTAGTATCAGTTGTAAATGGTACATCAACAACATTATTAACAGGGGTAGCTACTGCTGCTGCTGCCACTAACCTTGATTTAGGTTTATACTTTGATGGTACTGACTTGTTAGTTTATGCAGGTGGAGTTCTTGTTGGTCGTGTTGCTGCTCCTACAATTGGTTCAAGTGGTACAACATTAACTAATGCTTTGTTGACTCCAGTATGGCAAATCACTCCAACTGCTACAGATACTTTAACAGTTGATTTTGTTTTATCAGCTCAAGAAGTTTTACGTTAATAGGAGATTGTAATGTCTAACTCAACATCAATCCAAATTTTGGAAGATGGAGCACAGCGTACAGTCCTTAAGCTAGAAGGAGTATTAGATACGTCTGATATTTCTTCTACTCTTGTAGTGGACCCTGCTGCTCAATCTACAGTAGACCCTACTGGTTCAGGTTATCTTAAAGCCTCTTCATACCGTATTAGTAAAATTATACATAACATTGAAGATGGTTTATCTGTTAACTTTTTTTGGGATGCTACAACTCCAGTTCGTATTGAAGAACTTACAGGTCGTGCAAAAGTAGACTATAGAGACTTTGGTGGTTTACAACTTAAAGGTTCTTCTGGTGTAGCTAACACTGCTCCTGCTGGAGCTACTGGAAAGATTTTATATACAACACAAGGTTGGTCAACTGGCACTGTGTTATCTTTTTCAGTAATTTTATATTTAATGAAACAATATTAATGAAAATAGTTAATACTAACGCTAAAGAAATAGTTCTATCTGCTCGTATAATTAGGGCAGATGGTTCTATTGAAGAATTAGGAACTATAGATTACTGGCATAAAAATTTTATTAAACGAATTATTTGGAGAATTAAACAATGGCTACACTTTTAGTCAACACAGGTAAGGCGATTGTAACTAATCGTCTTCAAGGGTCAGGGACTGCTCCTCAGTACGTGGCTTATGGTACAGGTACTGGTACTACATCTGCTACTGACACAACACTATTTACTGAAACAGGTACTCGTGTATCTGGTACACAATCACAAGTAACAACTTCAGTTACTAATGATACATATCAAGTTGTAGGTACTCAAACTGCAGGTGGAACTTTAGCTATCACTAATGCAGGTTTATTTGATGCTTCTACTTCTGGTAATTTGTTTGCTAAAGGTGACTTTAGTACAATCAATTTATCAACAGGAGATTCAATTCAATTTACATTTAAAGTACAATTCAGTTAAGAATGACTATCCAGTCTATTCCTTTTGAGATTACTAAAAATGGGTATACTCTAAGCGATGCTATTGTCTATGATGATAGCATTGACTCTTTTACTCCTGAACAAATCTCAAGCATGCAACAACAACGTTTTGACAATTGGTATGCGATTGTTACTAATCCTGTAAGCGTAGTATGGCAAACAGATGCTGAAGGTAATCAAGTATTAGATGACAACGGCAATCCTATTCCTGTAGAGGCTTAATATGGCGAATAGATATTGGGTAGGTGGTACAGCAACATGGGATGGAACTGCTGGCACTAAATGGGCTTTGACTTCTGGCGGTGCTGGTGGTCAAGCTGTCCCTACTTCTGCTGATACAGTATTTTTTGATGCTAACTCTGGAGCCAATACTGTAACTATTGGTAGTGGAACTGCAGTTTGTTCTACGCTAACAATGACTGGATTTACAGGTACTTTAGCGTTTGGTAGTAACTCAATTACTTTGGCAGGTACAAACTTAATTTATACGGGTGCAACTACTTTTTCTGTAACAGGTACACCATTAATGCTTTGCACTAACTCATCTTCAAGTGCAAGAACAATAACGCCTTCAGCGACTACAGAAGCCAATGCAATAAGTTTTAATATTTCTGCTGGCACTGGTAACATTAATCCAAATGGAAGTTTTAAAAATATTGATTTTACGGGATTTTCTGGAACTTTACTTAATTCTGGTAAAACTATATATGGGTCATTAACTTTATCAAGTAGCATGACAGCTACAGATGGAGCAAATACAACAACATTAGGTTCTACTTTAGTCCAGCAAAATATTACTTCTAATGGCATTACTTTTGGCGGTCCAATTACAATAAATGGTACTCAAACTGTTCAATTGCAAGATGCTTTAACATTAACTTCATCTAGAACATTAACACTTACATCAGGCACATTAGACCTTAATAGTAAAACCCTTACAACAGGTATATTCAGTTCATCTAATTCCAATACACGTGCTATTACTTTTGGTACAGGTAACATTACTTTAACAGGTAATGCAGCGGCTATTTTAAACTGCCCAACAGCTACAAACTTTACATATACAGGAACACCCACAATCAATTGTACTTATAGTGGAAGTACAGGAACTAGAGGTATTAATACAAGCACTGCTACTTCATTTATACCAAACATTAATGTGACAGCAGGTAGTGACAACGTAAACTTTGCATCAGGTAATTTGGTAGGTTCTGTTAATTTTACTGGGTTTACAGGAACATATACTAATGTTCAAATAAGTGTATATGGCAATTGGACTTATAATACTGGAATGACTACTGTTACTGGTACAGGCACTATTGGTTTTACAGGCACTTCAGGCACTCAACAAATAACAACTAATGGCGTTGTAAGTAACTTCCAAATGACTGTAAACGGTGGGTCAATAGTTCAACTTCAAGATAATTTAACAATTGATTCAACACATCAACTTGCTTTAACTTTAGGTACTTTAGATGCTAATAATAAAAATGTATCTGTAGGAATATTTAGTTCAAACAATAGTAATGTAAGAACATTATTAATGGGTTCTGGTACTTGGACATTAACAGGTACAGGTAACGTTTGGAATATAGTAACATCCACAAATATAACATTAACACCATCAACTTCTACTATTGTATTTAACGGAAGCAATATTGGTACATTTAATGGTGGCGGTAAAACTTATTATAATTTAACTCAATCTAGCAGTAATGCTTTAACCATTAGTGGTTCAAATACATTTAATACTATTAGCAATACTGTTAGTCCTACTACAATTACGTTTGGTGCTAATACTACACAAAATGTATCAACATTTAACGTCAATGGCACAGCAGGCAATCTAGTAACAATTAATAGCAGTACATCAGGTACACAAGCTACTTTAACTAGTCCAGGCACTATTTTAAATTCTGTTAAGTATGTTAGTCTTAAAGATAACAACGCTACAGGTGGTATATGGCAAGCACCTTCTAATTATGGAAATGTAATTGTAAGTAATGTAACAGGTTGGTTTACTG